AGATATTATTATGGGTGTTCAATCAAGAAAACAATTCCCTTACTCAGTAGAGTGCAAAAACCAAGAATCAGTTAATGTATGGAAAGCATACGAACAATCGCAAGAAAACTGTAAAGCTTACGAACCTTTGGTTATAATAAAGAGAAATAGAACAAAGCCTCTCGCATTAGTCGATGCTGAATACTTTATAAGGTTACATAATGATAGACAAGCTAATAAAACCAGTAACGAAGATTCTTGATAAATTCATACCAGACGCAGACACAAAACAACAGATAGCGTATGAACTTGCAACCATGTCGCAAAAGCACATCCATGAGATTGCTAAAGCACAAATAGAGGTAAACAAAGAAGAAGCTAAAGGTAATTGGTTTCAGTCATCTTGGCGACCTGCAACAGCATGGATTTGTGTTTGTGGTTTTGCAGTAAACTTTTTAATTAGTCCACTCGCTGCTCCTTTTGGTATTGATATACCACAAGCAGATACATCTACTATGTTGCCTGTTTTAATGGGTATGTTAGGATTAGGTGGTATGAGAAGTTATGAGAAAACTAAAGGATTAACAAAATGAGTTGGGAAAATTTCAGCATAGAAGAGTTTGCTTGTAAACATTGTGGTGAAAATAAGATTGAACACGAACTAATAGATAAGTTACAATTGCTAAGAAGCGATGTAGGCTTTCCATTTAAAATAACAAGTGGATACAGATGTGCAGATCATCCGATAGAAAAAGTCAAATCTGAACCAGGCACGCATGCATTAGGATTGGCTGCTGATGTATTTCTAAGAGGCGAGCAAGCACTAGAAGTAATATCAAAAGCAACTGATTATGGATTTACAGGCATAGGAATTAACCAAAAAGGCAATGCAAGATTTATACACTTGGACATATCAAAAGACTCACAGGGCAGGCCACGCCCTCATGTGTGGAGCTACTAAATGGAAATAAGCTCTATTTTATTATGGAATATTATAATGACCTTGGTGTTTGGTCCTATCATCTATAGTATTCGTTCTAGCGCGACAGAAATCAAAAGAGTTGATATACTACTCAATAAGACCAGAGAAGAAGTTGCTATGCGATTTGTTACCAAAGAAGAATTGATAATGAACATGGATAGGGTTATAGAGCGCATAGATAAGCTAGACGCAAAAATAGATAAATTAATAACACAATAATATGGCAATAAAATTAGAAGATATAGAAATTTTTTCAAACTCACTTGGAAACAACTTTGGTGGTGGCGGTTTTTTTGGTGGCGCTAGTTCTGGCGGCGGTACTAATCTGACAGGAATTCCTAATGCTGATTATTTACAAAATTTAGCTAACTTACTTCAACAACAACAACAACAAGGACCACAATTAGGTCCAGATGATTTTGGTAGTTATACAATACCAGTTTCAGATCCTACATATCGTTCTGGTTTTGACTATGCGCGTTCTATAGCAGGCGGCATACCAATGTCTCAAGTCATTGCACCAGGCGTAAGTTATTCTCCAGAACAACCAATGGGTTATACACAAGAACAATTAAACAGACCAAAAGACATGCCAGCACCACCTCCACCACCTCGTTCTATAGATCGCAGGGGTGATGATGTTGATTTCTTAGGAACAGGTATCGGTGGTGTAAATATACCTGTAGATAGAAAACAAGACTTTCCTCCTTTAAGTAACTTACTAAACATAGGTAAATTATTTGGTGGTGGTTTTGATAAAGATGCTATAGAAAAAATAGTACAAGAGCGAATAGCTGAAAGCAAAAAAATTCAAGAAACCAAACCTGATATGCCAACCTTTATACCAGAAGTTCCTACAGGTAGGGATTTCTCTATAGATAGAGAAATTTTAGAAAGACCTATGATATCTGGTTTAGAAAACAGAGATTTTATGGATGCTGATTCTTTAATTACAGGAGTTCCAACTGGTAGAGATTTTTCTATAGATAGAGAAGAGTTAATAAAAGATATAAGAGAAGGCATTGAGGTACCTAAATATGAAATGCCAGATTTATCACAGTTTGCTAGATTGGAAGATATACCTACAGTACCCACACTTGATAGAGAAGCTTTAATTAGAGACATTACAGGTAGAATTGATATACCAAAACCACCATCAATAGATAGGCAATTATTGATAGAAGATATTAGAAGTGGTATCGAATTACCGACCTACCAAGCACCAGACTTGAGTGGTTTTGCTAGATTAGAAGATATACCTTCGTTTGACCCTAACATATTAAAACAAGATATATTAATGTCTTTACCACAAACACAAGTACCAGATGTATCGCAATTTGTAACACAAGAAGATATACAAAAAGCTATATCTGGTATTGATATGCCAACTTTTCAACAGCCTAATTTATCAGCTTATGACACAAGAATTGCAGAGTTAGAACAACAACTTGCTGGTTTACAAACACCAACTGGTGGTAGATTTTCCGTAGACCAACAACTACCTATGGGATTATTTGTATAATGTCAGTATCACACGAAGAAGTAGTTAAAGCTGCACAAGCAGAACAAATATTAACCTCAGAAGTTTTTAAAGAAGCGGTAGAAAATCTTAAAAACGAATATATTACTCATTGGTTAAACTCAAGAGAGATAGATGATGTTAATGCTAGAGAAGATATCCACAGATCATTATTACTATTACCAGAGGTTGAAAGACATCTGCGTATCATTGCTGAGAAAGGCAAACTTACAAAAGCTAATATAAACAAAATTAGAAATATTGGTTAAACCTTCCCTTTTTACACATTATTAAGCTAAAATACTCTTAAATACATAAGGAGTATTTATTATGGCAATAACGGATAAACCGACTGCTTTACAAACTGATAAGGAAGTTACTACTTCGATGTTTGAAAGTTTCTTAACCCCTGAAGAGGATAAGGTTGAAGATGCAGTCACAGAAACAGAAGAAGTAACACAAGAAGAAGTTATCGAAGATGATTCTGAGTTTGTTGATGAAGAAATTGATCAAGAAATTGCAGATGAATTAGAAGATGACTATGAAGAAGAACTGGATGAAGAACAAACAGATATTGAAGAGGAAGCTCCGCAACTTCAAACATTTACTGTAAAAGTAGATGGCCAAGAGGTAGAAGTCACGCAAGAGGAACTCGTCAATGGATATTCTCGTCAGCAAGATTATACGCGTAAAACACAAGAACTCTCTCAACAGCGTAAGACTATTGAGCAGCAGCAAGCAGAGTTAGCGCAAAGAGATGCGATTTATTCGCAGTTGTTACCGAAGATGGAAGCCCAATTAAAGGGCGAACTGGCTAACGAACCAGACTGGAACACTTTGTACGAAGATGATCCTGTTGGGTATGTTCGAGAAAAACAGCTTTGGGATGAAAAGAAAGATAAGCTTACCGCTGTAAGTGCTGAACAACAAAGGCTTCAACAAGAAGCAATGGTTAAACAGCAAACACAAATTCAACAGTTTGTTGAATACGGTAATCAAAAGCTTCTTGAAATAATCCCTGAATGGCAAAACCAAGAGGTTGCGTCAAAGGAAAAAGCTGCTATTAGTGAATATGCTGTAAATACTTTGGGTTATACACCTGAAGAAATACAACAGGTTTATGATTATCGTGCTTTACTTGGTTTAAGAAATGCTTGGTTAAACTCTAAAACAGTTGAAGCCACAAAGAAAAAACCAACACAAAAAGCACCAGCAAGAGTGGCTAGACCTGGAACTACTAACCGACCTAAATCGGCAGCACCTGTGAAGAAAGCAAAACAAAGGTTAGCTAAGTCTGGAAAAGTCCAAGACGCAGCTAAAGTTTTTGAACAATTAATTTAATTTTATAAAGGAATATAAAAATGGCAAAGGTAACTAACGCATTTGACACATATTCGGCAACAGCTGACAGAGAAGATTTAAGTAATATTATTTACAACATCTCTCCAATGCAAACTCCGTTTATGTCATCAATCGGAAAAAGAAATATTAAAAACGTAGTGTTTGATTGGCAGACAGAAGTCTTACCTACTCCAAGTGCTTCTGGACAGCTAGAAGGTTTTGAACTATCAAGATCTACTGCTACAGCGACAACTAGAGTAAGTAACGTTGCAATGATCTCAAAAAGAGACGCAACTGTAACTGGTTCTCAAGACGCTTCAGACCCAGCTGGCAAAAGATCAGAAATGGCTCATCAATTAGCTATTATGGCTAAAGCATTGAAAAGAGACATGGAAGAAGCTTTATGTCAAAACGGTGCTAAAACAACTGGTGACGCTACAACAGCTAGGGTAACTGGTGGTTTTGAATCATGGCTAACATCTAACGTATCCAGAGGTTCTGGTGGTTCAGGTGCTGGTGGCGGTGCTGCTCCAGTTGATGGAACAGACAGAGACTTGACAGAAGACCTTTTAAAAGGTGTTTTACAAACTATGTTTGGTAACGGAGCTGAGCCTTCAATGGCTATATGTGGTCCACATAACAAACAAGTTATCTCTGGTTTCACAGGTAGAACTCAAGCTAGACAGTTTGTTGATGCAAACACAGTTGAAGCTTCAGTATCTGTATACTCATCTGACTTTGGTGAACTAAAAATCGTTCCATCAAACAGATCAAGAGAAGCATCATTACTATTAGTAGATCCAGAGTTTGCTAAAGTATCTTTCTTAAGAGACTTTAAAACTGTTGATATTGCTACAATAGGCGATGCTGAGACAAAATTGATTGTATGTGAGTATGGTTTAGAAGTATCTAACGAAGCTGCACACGGAATCGTTGCTGACTTAAACGAATCATAAGTTTAGTCAATTAGCTTAAAGGGATGTTTCGGCATCCCTTTTTTTTGTGCTAAAATCTACACATGGCAAAGACAACATTAATAGATCATAGGAAAGGTTATAAGTCTGTATTCGCAACAGAAGATGAGAAAGTTGTTTATCATACACAACAGAACATACAGCCAACTTTAGACTATGTAAAAAATCTATCTGAATATACACCTGGTAAAGATTTACGCCATGTAGCAGAAATACCAATGGTGGTATATCAAAGAGCAGTCCGAGAAGGATGGGCGCAAGATTCTGCGCAATGGAAGAAATGGCTAAACCATTCAGATAACAAACCATTTAGAACATGGAAAGGTAAAGTATGACATACGATGAATTAAAAACTAATATTGCAAATTTCTTAAACAGGTCAGATTTAACAGACCAGTTAGACTTTTTTATAGATGCAACAGAATCAGAATTTAACAGAAGATTAAGAAACAAAGACATGGTAAAGCGTGCAACTGCTACAGCAGACGCTCAATACATGAGCTTACCAACTGATTGGTTAGAAGCTATTAATGTAGAAATAACATCAAACGACTTTAGGCCATTGTTTCAACAGTCTTTAGAATCACTAGATGTATATAGAAAAGCCAATAACAATGTTACTGGTCAACCAATTTATTATGCGATTGTAGATAATTCATTAGAGTTAGCACCTACCCCTGATGCAAGTTATACGCTACAATTAACATACTATGGCACTATAGATGCTTTAAGCAGTTCTAATACAACGAACTTTATATCCACAGGATATCCAGATGCTTATCTATATGGTGCTTTAAAACACGCTTCTATCTATCTAATGGAAGATGAAAGAGTGCCGTTATTTACAGCACAATTTGAAAAAGCATTAGAAGAGATGAGAATGGAACAAGAGAAGGCAGAATTTGGCAAAGGATCTCTAATGCAAAGAAGAAGAACTTATGGCAAGTCTGGTAAAAACATTTATTATTGGAATAATAATTAGGAGACAATATGGCTGGATTTAGTGATTACTTAGAAGATAAAGTATTAGACCATGTATTTGGTGGTAATGCTTATACAGCACCAGGAACATTATATGTTGCTTTATATACTGTAGCACCCACAGACACAGGTGGCGGTACTGAAGTATCAGGCGGAGCTTACGCAAGACAATCAGCTGCATTTACAGTATCTGGTACAGACCCCACCACAGCAACCAATACAGCTGCGGTTGAATATCCAACAGCTACAGCAGACTATGGAACTGTGGTTGCAGTAGGTATATTTGATGCTTCATCAAGCGGTAATCTAATGGCTTATGCAAACTTAACAGCTTCTAAAACTGTAAGTTCAGGCGATGTATTTAGATTTGACGCTGGCGATTTAGATATAACATTAGCTTAATACCATGGCCTCAGTAGGCTATGGCTTATACACATACGGAAAGTCCAATTACGGAACTCCTGTATATCATTTTGGCGCATCCACAATAGCACAAACATCATCTGCAACAGCGGATGGTAGGTTTGTTATTACTGGTGCATCAACCACATCAGCAGTTTCTTCTGCAACAGCAACAGGTAGACAAATAGATCGCGGACAAGCGGTTATTAGTGCAGTATCTAGCGTTACAGCATCTGGTACTCAAATTGATAGAGGTGTTGCAACCATAGCAGGAACATCTGGATTTACAGCTGTTGGTATACAAATAGACCTAGGATCTGCAACTATATCTGCAAGTTCTGGTATGACAGCCACAGGTCATCAAATAGACCGTGGTGTGGTTATAGGTCCAGCAGTATCAGGTATGACAGCTACAGGTAGATTTACTGTAGTTGGTGAAGGAACATTTGCAGAAACTAGCGGATTTGATGCACTAGGTGGCATTGTATTAACAGGTGCATCTGTAATTGCACAAACAAGTGGATTTAATGCAGTTGGTGGTCTAAAATGGGAAGATATAATTGTTCCTGGTGAGACTTGGACCGATCAGATAGTGGCAGATGAAACTTGGACTGACCAAGCAAACCCAGATACATCATGGACAACATTAGGCGAACAAGACGCAGCTTAAAGGATAAAATTTTATGGCAGATACATTTACAACGAATTTAAACTTAACCAAACCAGAAGTAGGAGCATCCACAGATACTTGGGGTACGAAGATAAATACCGACCTCGATGATGTAGACGCGCTGTTTAGTTCTACTGGTACTTCAGTAGCTATGAATTTAGACGGAGCAGTCATAGATAGCTCTGTTATCGGTGGTACTACAGCAGCAGCTGGATCATTCACAACTTTATCAGCAAGCACATCTATAACAGGTACACTTGCTACAGCAGCACAACCTAATATTACAAGCGTTGGCACGCTTACAGCTCTTATTGGTGGTACTGGAGATTTAAACTGGGATAGCGGAACTTTATTTGTAGACTCTTCTGCAAATGCTGTTGGAATTGGCACCGATAGTCCAACAGCACCATTAACTGTAAATAATAGTACAGACCATTCCGATATTGCTATATTTCATGCAGGTGGTGGTACTCCTGACAGGGGATTAAAGATAAGCACATTCTCTAATACTAATTCAAATGCTGGTGTTGAACTTGATGCTCAATATTCAACAGGTGCTTTTAAATTTAGTACAGGCGGTACTGAAAGAATGCGTATTGATTCATCAGGAAAAGTTCATATTGGAGCAACAAGTGGAACAGGTATTTTAAATGTTGATGGTGGTTCAGGAGAAGGTTCTTTATATGTTGAAGGCACAGCTTCAGGTTCAGCTATTACAGCAAGATTACTAGCTTCAGATGGTGGTGCTGTATTCTTTGGTTCAAGCACAAACCATGATTTAAGAATACAAACTAATGGCAGTAATAGAATGGCTATTACTGGAGCAGGCAATGTTGGAATTGGTACGAGTAGTCCAGCAACATCACTTCATATTGCAAATGCAGGAAATAGCTTTTTAACTTTAGAAAGAACAGGAACAACAGGTGGTACAGGTACATTTGCTATTAACATGGAAGGTGGTAGTTCTCAGCAAACTACAATGGCATATGATGATGGTGGTAAACTTGTAATTGGTCGTAGCAGCGACCCAGCTACACAAGCTGGTTTTAGTAATGATTTTGTCTTAGATTCTTCAGGCAATGTTGGAATTGGAACGAGTAGTCCTTCTGATAGTTACAACTATGGTAAAACTTTAGATATACATGGCTCAGCTGGTG